TACCTGCTTGGCGCCAAGGCTCTTGCAGTTCAACTTGTCGCTCAAACTGCTGCATCTGCAAGTCTGCGGCGCGGTTAGCCGCGTCAGCTTGCGTGCTAGCGGCTTTCTTAGCTGCGCTTGACCCTATTAAAGAGCTTCCAATTGTTGCGGCGGCAATCATCCAAGGTAGCATTTTAAATATCCTTTAGACTTAAGTCTAAGCAACAGTGAATCATGTGATCTCACGCCCGCTCAAACGAAGGTTAACGCCGGTGTTGTTGCTGGCAATCGCTGACACGTAATCGCCCGTGTTAAGAATCTGCCCTACAACCTCAGGCCATATATACGTTTCATTAGATGCTAACGTTCGTTTGGCGACATAGTACGCATCACCTACTGACCCACCAGACGCCACGATACTAATCGTAATAACGCGGGATACGGTGTCATAGTTAAACGTAGTAAGTTTATCAATGATCGTTGTCGTGTTACTTGGCGCGGTGTATACCGTCGTATTTGCGTTTGGAATAATCTGGCCTTCAGCCAGTGTTTTTGCGGTCACAGTCATTTTTTAAACTCCATAGCGCAAGGTCAGCAACGGTGTGCTGCTCGATGAATAAGATACGGCGGGGAAAGTCGAAGGTAAAGTGCCGTATGTTTGGCTACCAGTAATCAACGTATCCGCTGTCCCTACTGCGCTGCATCCTATCGTAGCCAACGCAATATCACTAGGCGTTCCGGCCCTAACCGTAGCACCGCTAGCGTTGGCAAGCAAAACAAGCGCGTAGGTTCCTGACGGTAAAGGCTGAGAAATAGTGATCTCTTTAGTGCCTGTTGTCGTTAAACCAACCGCACCGCCATCTAACACAAGCGACGTTGGTATGCCGTTTTCCATACGATAGATGCCAAGGTACGCGAAAACGCCTGTTCCAGCGGTCGTTACCGTGCAGCCGATCTTTGTCCAAAGTTGCGACTGTCTTACGTTGAACGGCATTGCGTAGAAGGTGTTGGCCGCTACCGCCAATGTACCTGCTGCCGTTGCGGGCGACAGTGTTTCACCAGCGTAGAAGCGGCCCGCCGCGTAACCACCTTGGTCAAATATATCGAACGCGCCAGGATTGTCGCGGAAGATTTGCGACGAAGATGCCTGCCCTGACGACACATAGATTGCTTGACCGGACGTCCATGTGTTGCCGTTCATCTGGTTGTCGCTGATCGTGACGTACTGCGGCGCGGAAGACGTACCGTAGAAGTACACCGCAGCGTAGGCATCATTAGACGGCGCCCACATGTTGTTGCCGACAACTAAGATGTGACGCGGTTGATTAGGGCTAGCCGTTAGCGAGATGATGCCGATGCAACTTGCGTTGGGGAACGACGCGCTGTCACGGCGTGGGTTATAGAGCGAGTTACCAGTGATTGTAGTGAACTGCGAATCTGTAACGGCTATACAGTAGTCATCGCAATCACCAATAAAATTGCCGCTAATTGTATGAAAATCACCCTCAAATTCAATACCTGACGCGGAAATGTTTTTCTTGGTCTGACCACTAATCCAGTTATCTGAAATGACGTTGTTGCTGCCGGTCATAAAAATGCCCGACTCTTTATTTGCGGATAAGTAGTTGCCGTTGATCGACAATCGATCGCCGTTGGCGTACATCGCTGACCAGTTATTGCTAATAAAACTACTTTCGTTGACGCTAACGTCATACGATTTAGTCGTGTCAGCGGCTGGACCCATCCACAATGCAGCGCCGCCCTCGGCGAGCACACTGTCGCTGCCGCACTCAGTAAACAAACATTGATTAACGCTTACGGCCAAGCAACCTGCCACAGCGATACCAATGTACTGCACGTTGTACACGTAGCAGTTTGTGATGTCGAGGTCTTGAACCTTAGCAAACGACACCAACTCAGCCGTGCGCGGTCCTAAGTTGTTACCATCAAATTTAATGTTGCTAAGACTAATACCGCTATCGGTATAAACGTACGCTGTCCCCGATTGATTAGGGTTCTTTAACAACGGCGTTGTAGCGCCAAGCGTGCTCTTGGCCTTGATAATCGACGTGGCGGGCGAGTCGCCGTACAAATGAGTGCCACTGTAGATCGTTAGCCCTGTACAGATGTATGTACCGGCAGGCACGTACAGCGATTTACCTGTCGCGGCAGTCAGCGCGTTTTGAAACGCCACAGTGTCGTCGGTCGTACCATCACCTGTAGCACCAAAGTCTTTAACGCTTATGGTCTGGCGCAACTTGGCCTGTACCGTTGTCGTTACAGCGCCTGCGCCTGATGGCGAATAGCCAATTAAAGACGAACCAGACGCCGCAGCTAAAGACGCGCTCAAGGCATCAATAAGACCTTGCGGTGTTGAAATATTATCAACCGTCCAGATAAGAACGTCGTTGCTGTCTTTAAGAACAAACTTGTACGATGACGTGCCTAACCAGACGTTGGCCTCTCCGCGTACGCTTAAGATGATGGGGTTTGTGTTAGCCGTCGCCCCAGTAGAATCGGTGTAGGTCGCTAGCGGCGTGGTCGTTCCAGCTTCGTAGGTGTAAAGTTTGCCGCCGACTAGCAACGAGCCGTCCGAAGCGAAAAACTGAAGTTTTGGGCTAGGGGATAAAACGGTTGTCATAGTATTCCTTAAAGTGCGGCGATGACAAAAGCTAGCAATTCGCTGTAACGCACGCCTAAACGCGTCTGTGATAATCCGTCTGATGTATTCCATGTGTCACTGCAAAATAATCCGTATTTTGACGCATCTAAGCCCTCGGCGGCAAATGCTTCTTGCACATCTTGCGCGATAACACCAAAATGGATGCGTGCGTCATCGCCTTTTTCTTCAACGGCGTCATTCCATTTAAACGCCCGTATCAGCTTTTTAACACGTTGCGCTACACGCTGTTCGGCGTCCGATAGCTCTCTGATCTGTTGTTTTTCAGACGCGTCTGACGTATTAATCGTACCAGTAACAGCAAAAACTTCAGTCCAACGATAAGAAGATGTGCCGTTACTATATGTGTTATCAGCAAAAGGACGAATACCTGAACTATTTACAACAAACCGACCTGTTCCAGGAAATGTTGATCCGCTAGATAGCGTCACACCACCTACACCCCCTACTACAGCGTAGGTTGTATCGTCACCAAAATACGCATCCGTTGTTTTATACGTTGTACCAACAAAAGTGTTACTGGTGCTAGAGAAAGTTTTAACGCCCGATATTGTTTGGGTGTCAGTTGTCGTGACGATCCCAGCGCCAGTAAGCGACGACGCGCCTGTACCGCCGTTGGCAGCAGCTAATGTGCCACCTAGCGTAAGCGTCCCACTGGTCGTAATAGGTGAGCCGCTGAACGTTAAGCCTGTCGTGCCACCAGACGCTGCGACCGACGTTACCGTACCCGTACCGCCCGTAGCGGCTATGGTGATAGAGCCTGCGCCGTTGGTGACGCTAATTCCAGAACCGGCAGTTAGCGTAGCTAATGAATAGCCCGTACCGTTACCAATCAATAGTTGACCGTTAGTAGGTGTTGACGTAACGCCAGTACCACCATAGCCAACCCCAATGGTTGAGCCGTTCCAAGTGCCAGCCGTCACAACACCAGATAGGTCAAGATTTTGCGAATAAACAGTCGTCCAGCGCTGGGTTAAAGTACCCAAACTGTAAGTTGCAGTGACATAGGGACGAAACGAAACAGCATCTGCTACATATCTACCTGTACCAGGAAACGTAGCACCGCTAGACAGTGTTACACCGTTTACGCCACCTACAACCGCATAACTTGTATCTTCACCAAAATAAGCGTTGGATGAAGTACCGTTAGATGTTGAATATTTGGTGCCGACAAACGAATTAGCCAAACTTGTAAAAGTTTTTGCGCCTGAAATTGTTTGCGTATCGGTGAGGGTTACGATCCCTGCGCCGGTAAGCGTTGATGATCCTGTACCGCCGTTAGCTACCGCTAATGTGCCGCCTAGCGTCAACGTGCCTGACGTTGTGATAGGGCCACCAGTAAGCGTAAGCCCTGTCGTACCGCCACTACCACTGACGCTAGTTACTGTGCCACCTGTACCTGAAGCCGTTAACGTACCTCCAGCAAAACTTAAGCCTGAGCCGACTGTAACGTTGCTGAAACCACCCGCGCCGTTACCGTAAAGAATAGAAGATCCACTGGTAGCGGGCGCGTAATCAGTTCCTGCGGTTGCGTTACTAAAGCCGCCGGTACCATTACCTTTAAGAATACTGGTGCCGCTTGTCGCCGGAGCATAGTCAGTACCCGACACGGCTGCACTTATGGCCGTACCGTTACCCTTAAGCACGCCCGTAACGGTTGTGGACAGCGTAATAGCTGGCGTTGTTGTTGCGGTGGCAACCGTTCCTGCTAAACCGTTTGCGGAGACTACTGAAACCGACGTAACGCTTCCCGTCCCTGCTGACGACCAAACAAACGAAGTGCCATTCCACTGAAGATACGTATTGGTTACCGTCGGTGCAGTAATAAACGATGTAGTGTTTGCGCCAGTTTGGTAAAGAATTTGATTGGCAGAACCACCAGCTATAGCGGCGGCTGTGCCTGTCGTATTTTGATTAAGCGTTGGTATATCGGCAGCAACAATAGCGCGGAACGTAGGAGCGCCAGAAGAACCGTTAGGTGCAGCTAAAAAGTAATTAGCTGTTTTGCTGGCGTAAGGGTTTTGCGTGTCGCCGTAGTTGGCGTTTAATGAAATGGTTGGGGTCGTTCCACCACTTGACGCAATTGGCGCTGTTCCTGATACTGAAGTAACAATACCTCCAGTAGTTGACAAGGTTCCCGCGCTAAAACTTAAACCTGTACCAATAGTTACATTACTAAAGCCACCTGAACCGTTGCCGTACAAAATAGATGTACCGCTAGTTGCAGGAGCGTAATCTGTACCACTAGTAGCGGTTGTAAAACCTGATCCAGTACCTTTGAGGATGCCGCTTAAGGTGGTGGAAACTGCAAGCGTCCCAGACCCTGTTACGGGCGACCCAGATACCGAAAAACCTGTGGGCATTGATAGGCCAACAGACGTAACTGTACCGGCCCCCGATGGTGTCGTCCACGCAAAAGAGGTTCCGTTCCATTCAAGGTAGGTTGCCGATGTCGTCGGCGCAGCGATAAAAGAAGTTGCGCTAGCCCCTGTTTGGTACGCTATTCTGTTAGCCGCGCCACCCGCTAAATTAGTCGCCGTGGTCGCTGTTGTAGCCGTAGTCGCTGATGTCGCAGTAGCTGCGTTCCCACCAATAGAAAGGCTACTAGCCGTTCCAGTTAAACCTGTCCCTGGCCCACTAAATTGTGTAGTGGCTGTAATCGTTGTACCGCGCACCGTAGATGCTGTAGTAGCGCCGACTGATGTGCCATCAATCGTTCCGCCGGTAATCGCAACCGAGCTGGCCGATTGCGTGGACATAGTTCCTAAGCCGGTGATGTCCGTGTTAGGAATTGTTGACGATGCCGTTAATGCGCTGGTTCCGCTACCTTTAACGTAACCTGTTAATGTAGTAGCGCCCGTACCTCCATTAGCTACAGCTAAAGTTCCAGCCAGCGTCAAGGTGCCGCTAGTTGTGATAGGGGAACCGCTAAAAGTAAGGCCCGTTGTACCGCCCGAAGCAGCTACGCTTGTAACTGTCCCTGTGCCGCCGCCCGTTGCAGCAATAGTAATAGCACCCGACGCATTAGTAATCGTTATATTGCTGCCTGCGGTTAAATTTGCAGACGTGTAGCCAGTACCGTTACCTATAAGCAGCGCGCCGTTAGCAGGCGTCGTTGTGATACCTGTGCCACCATTACTAACATTCAGCGTACCAGACATTGTTATCGTACCGGACGTTGTAATTGGACCGCCGGTAAAAGTTACGCCTGTGGTGCCGCCAGACACATCTACGCTAGTGACGGTTCCTGAACCACCTCCAGATGATGTAACGGGAATAACTGGGGGCGCTAAGTCAGCGTAGTTAGTTGATATGATTTGTACGATAGAAGGTGATAAGGCTTGATTGTCAGCCAACGATATAAAAGGTACAGGAACTGGCGCGGGGTCAGTCATACTGTTGGCTAACAGTATGTTGATGTTTTGTTCAGGTGGCCCAACCTGAATGTCGTCCAAGGTAATTTGATTGTTACCTTGCCCTACTAACGTGAACAAATTTAGAAAGAACCGATACCACTCACGCGAGATTAATCCAGTCCTTTCGTCAATAATATTGACGCGGGGGGCGGGTATGTTAGTGACGTTAGGCATTGGTTGGCGAAATCAAAAGTTCCGCGCCCATGATGGCTGTTTTAACGGGGTCAGTCATGGACAATTCATATACCCGATCGCGCAACTTCATCGTCATGCCTAGACGACGGAACCAAACACGGTAATAGTACTGGCCTATCCTGCCTACAGACGTGGTGTGGTAGTTAGACCACGTATGTCCACCATCGTCGGACCAACGCAACATAATCTGTGGGTCCGCTCCTTGAGTACCAGGTAGTTGTTCTTCTTCGATAAAAAATTCACCTGATTCAGTCACTAAATAATCATTGCCTGTTTCAGTAATGAAATAAATATTTTCATTAGTTGCGTATCCGTTCAGACCAACGCCAGACTCAATATCAATTTGCATTGCATGGTGTGCAGTGCGTTTAAGGTTGTTTTGGCCGGTCGGCAATGCTCGCCACGAACGCAGCCATTTTTGTATCTGACCGTTATCAGCGTAAGTGTCTAGATCAAACGCGTAAATGTTGCCGTTTTGATAGTCGCCCACAATGATTTGATTGTTAAACGCCATCTGACAATTGCTGCGATGCCGCGTAAATGATCCGTTACTCCAACCTGCGCGCTCATGCCATGCGCCTGTCGCTACGTCATAGACCCACGTCGTGTTGGCGCTGGGGAATATAAGCACGTAAAAGCTGTGGCCGTCTTGCTGATACGTATACGCAAGCGCGTCCGTCAAATTGCCATACTGCTGGATTTGCCACTCAACCGCGTGGGTGCTGATACGTTGGCCTGTGTAACCGTTGGCGCGGTAGACAATACCTTGACCCCGAGCGTCTGCACCGAGCCAAAACAAACCGTTATCCATCTTGGCAATGGTGTAAGCGGAGATACAGCCAATCTCGTTAAACGCGCCTTGTATACGCTGAAGGGGAAAGTCTGGCGTACCGGCGTCGTACCACACCTCTACCGTGTTAGTGCCGTAAACCCAAACTTCGCGGTGGTCAACAATAAGACCGACAACGCCATCAGGCGAGCCTTCCGCGCTAGCAAAATCAAGAGGATCAATCGAGGTGCCATCAAGTAGTTGCGTAACCCAAATACGCTGGCTGTTCGGTTCATTAAAGACAAAATAGCCGTCGATATAGCCAACAGTTACAGCGCCAGGAAAATCAACATCTACAATTTGACCAAATATGCCAGTATTGTTGTTGTAGATGTAGCTTGGCCCGTTACAAGCGATAAACAACTGGATGCCGTTGTCGGCCATACTGACAGGACCATTACCAGGCAAAGAACCAATAAGCGTAGCGGCGTAACTGGTGTCAATTTTGTATAGTTCATTGCCCGACACAACAAATGCCGTGCTGTTGTCAGATGAAAAAGTCCACAGCCCACGAATAGGGCCGCTGCCAATCGTAGCTAGATTCAGTAAGCCAGGGCAGCGCTGAAGAAAGGCAGGTTCTTTGCCACCTTCCGGTACAACTTCTGGAAACAAATTGACCATCCTCGCATCGGCTGCGTTGACGGAACGGGCAACGTAAGTCGATCCAAGAATCGGCGTTTTCATCAGAAGTTGTTGGCGTAGATGTTATACCGCTGACGCGTTGCAACAATCGGATAAGGTATCGCCATAAGATCGCCAGGGAAGTTGATGCGCTTGATGTTGCGTTTGCTTGACATGGCAATACGCTGCACTTGCGGCGAAGGTTCAACACCAAACTCAGGTGCTAGTTCGCAGGCTAAGTTGTAGCGAAACGCCCGTAAGTAGCCTGGCGGAAAATACATGTCCGTAGCGACGCTTGAAACTTCCGTCAACGTTTCTACAGAGATAATGTGCCATTCCAGCGCTTTGATAGGCACTGGGTATATGGTAATTTCCATGTCAGGAAACGTATTGTTAACCCACATTACTTGCGGATACGTGGACGTCACTGTCTTAAATGCAATACCGTCGTATTGTTGTTGATTGATAATCTTGATACCAAACGACAAACCCGATGATGGATCTTTAAAGTAAGTCGCATCATCAATTTCAATAGGACGGTTACCTACAAAATCTCCGGTAGGGCCAATTGTGCGCGACATGGTATACGCAGGCCAAGTAAACACTTGATCTTGCGTACTAAAGACCGACAAGCGTTCGGTATCCCATGACTGAATCATTTGATTCATCGCCATGATTGAATCTTGCATTACAGCAACTGACGGCTGTTCACCTTCGGCTAGCACACCAAGAAGCCTAAGCGAGCCTTCAATAAGTTCAGCAGCAGTTGTCATGGCGCAGTCTCCTGAGTTCTACGGCTACGGCGACGCGTTTGAAGCTCGTTAACAGGCCCGAGTTCATCCGACGCAGATTCAGCAACTAAATCATTAGGGTCGTATTCTTCCCAACCGTTTTGTCTGTCATGCTCAACTTCCATGTCAGATATTGCAACTTTAGCCCCATGCGTGGGATGGCGAAGATAAATGACGGCCATAATTTTAATCGGGGGTTGTTACGCCCCCGCGCCTTTAGACGCAGTGAATAAGAGCAAAATTAATAACAACTGCCTCAGACAATGAGCCGCCCGAGATGTTGCGTAAGGTGATGGACGCAGAACCTGCGCTTAAACCCGAAACCCAACAGTTGTATGCGCCAGCAGTAGCGCCGCCACTTACGTTCAAAATCAAAATGTCATTTACAGTGATAAACGAGTTGTTCAACGTGAAAGTCACGTTGGTTACGCTCGCTAGCGCTGCGTTGTTCATTGTGATTTGACCGGCTGACTTGTTAAGCGTAACAGCCGTAGACTTGCTGGTCGCTTGAGTCACAGTACCTTGAGCGTCTGCCGTGTAGCCAAACTGTTCACCGGACAGCACATATTGTGAGCCAATGATATCTTGGTCTGTAAAAGCAACACCAATAGGTTTAGTGTTTGACATAGCTGATCCTTTCAAAAATAGGGGGCGAACCCCCTATTAGTTACGCAATACGGTAAGCCGTCCAAGTGCCAACGCCGGTCTTGCGAGCAAGCCATTGCGACGACGTGTTAGCTGACACAGCAGCAGTGCCAACAAGGGTCCAGCCTGTACCAGCGGTTACGGTTACAGCGTCTGTACCATCGGTATTAACGACAGCAAACGTGAACGCTGCGTTAACTTTAGCTGCCGAAGAAATTTCATCTTCAAGCAACGCAACCGTAGGTAGCGTCATTGCGCCAGCCGTACCATCAAACGTAAACAAACCGTTTGCTAGTTGTGCTGCCGTAACGGTAGCTGCGCCAGTTAGCGCCGTGGGTGCGCCCTGAACGAACAACAAAGCCTCGCCGGTATTACCGTCGTTGTACTGATAGCCACCAGCACCATTAGGAATTGCCATGATAAATCCTTTCAAAAAATAATTCGGTAAGGGGGCCAAAGCCCCCTAGATTGATTAGCCCCAGAGACGAACACCCATTTGTGGACGAATCACGCTGTAGCCGTATAGCACGTCAATACGGCAGGGCATACGGTCATTGTTGATGTCGTACTGACGAACAATACGCATCGAAATACCGTTGTGAACCTGACGCGATGCCATGTCAACGCCTTGCGGCATCATCAAATCGGCGGTAGCGAAGGTGATTGCGTCTTTATGGTAGACGAGGTTTTGTGGGTACTGCGATGAAGCGGCACCAACAAAGGTTACAGCCTTGCTCGTAGCGGGAAGACTGTTAACGGTCGCAAGCGCGTTAGACGCAGAGTACATGGGGGCGACAGTGATGTTACCTGCGCCAGAACCATTTAGCGTAACGTCAACGGTTGCAACAAACTGGAACAGCGAACCAGTGGACTCGCGGGTTTGTGGGTTAACAGCATAGCAGTCAGCCACGGTAAACACGTCACCAGCTTTAACGGTTGCGCTAGCGCCAGCGCCTGTGATGGCGATGGTGGTTGCGCCTTCGCTTGTTACAGCAGCAGACGTTGTACCGCCAGTAGCCGTACGCGAGCCGGTCGTGAACTGTTTGATTGACTGAGACATGTTGATCTCATCAAACCCAAGCACACCAACACCCATCATGCCGTTCTTGAACTGGCGACTGATGGTATCTGTGGGGTTGAAAAGACCTTTCATACCTTCAACCAAACCAGCGTTAGCAGCGGGATTGACCGTAGCGTAACGGGGCGACATAACCGCAGCGTTCTCGTTGAGTTTTTGTTGCGCTTGCAACAAAACTAGTGATGTGCCAGGTGTCGTGCCAGGGGTGCCAACCGAATTACCGATGTACTGGTAAGAGTTAGCAACGTCAGCGTCGATGCTAGCAGCAAGCTGGCTAATACGAGGCTTAAGCACGCGCTCTGCGAAGTCGTCCAACTGCAACGTCAATTCAGCAGACGTGAAGTTAACGCCGATGTGCTTTTGCGAAGCAACCGTTAAGGTGGTGTACTGCTCGTTGTCGCTCTGGACTTGCAGTGCAGCACCATCCGTTACGAGTGCGCGGTCCGGTAGGCGGATACGCAGGGTCGAACCGATTTTAGCGCCCTCGACGGCAAAGCTGTCGTCGTATTGACGATTCACGTTGCGGGTTAAGACAAGATTATTCTCAAGGATTTCAAGCGCCTTACGAGTAATCATGTCGATGGTAAGTAGACTATTTGCCATGACAATTCCTTTTCAAAAAATTAGCGGACTCGGTGTTGAGCTTCCCATTTCTTAATCTGCCTTTGACGCTCAGCTTCAATCCACTCTGACGTTGACATTTCCTTAATCGAACGCGGGTCAGTCGTATCTAAAACTCTTGCGTTGCCACCCCGAGGAGTGACAGGCTGAATCGGCGCTGGGGCACTCGACGATTTTTTAACAGGTGGATTATCGCTTAATTTAGCTTCAATCTTCCCGATTTCTTTTGCCTGCAAAAAAGGCGACAACTTGGCAATACGATCGGCTTCTTTCGGATTAGAACCAAGGTAGTAAGCCACCTCGGGGCCAATATCAGACGCCTGAATCGTTTCAGCCATCACTGACGTAATTGGAAGACGAGGGTTGTACGCGACCTGTTCAAAATCTTCGTACTTACTTCGTGCTTCTTCTTCGCGCTCGTGATAGACCTCAAGAATTTCGGCTCGCTGTCTTTCTGCATCCCGTCGAGCAAGTAGTTCAGCAGCTTTTCGTTCGGCTAACGCTTCTGCGTATTCCTCAGTTGAAGCAAAACTATCTTGCGCTGGTAATTCACTAGACAGCATTTCAGGCGTTGAAGC